CACCACCATTTAAAGATGAAGTTACAGGAAGTGTATGTGAATCGTTGGTTAGAAATGCGGTTAGTGCATCAGTACCATCACTACCATCAGCACCTGGTGAACCATCTGCACCGGCTGCCCCATCTAAACCATCAGTACCACCTTCTACTTTAAATATTTTTACAGAATCTTCCAATCCATCTTTTGTAGCGGTAATCGTAACAGGTAAATTAGATTTGGTAGAATTCAAACCACCTGTATTTAATGCTCCACTAAATGATATACTACCACTTACAATACCAGTACCACTACTAACATCGTTATTATCAAAATCAAAATTAGTAACACTTCCACCACCAGCGGTTGTAATTGTGATATCAGAACTACCAATAGCAGCGTTTAAGTTTTGTTGTTGGAAACTAAACTCAATAGAGTTTGGGGTTGCCGTGGAAGATGCTGCATCATCGAAAGCAAATACTAATGAGTTCAAACTACCAATTAATAATTTAGCAGATGTTCCATCAGCACCAGCAACACCTTGTTTAGATTTAACTAAACTCATTGTTTTTGATAAAGAAACACTAGCAGAGGTTGCAGTTATAATAACCGAACCGCTATCATTTGCAAGTGCGCCGATATTCACTGTCTTTGGTGGTGCAAGTGATGAACTTACCCCAGCACCATTAGATGCTGATATTGTATAATTTGATGTTACATTTGTAACTCCCTCAAATACTTCCATATCAGTAGAACCACCAACAAAAGATACAATAGTACCATCGGTTGCTGCAGCGAATGTATGCGCTTCATTTGTAAGGAATGTAGTAACACCATCTACACCATCTGCTCCAGCTATACCGCTATCACCTAAAACGGCAATAGCCATAAATGTACTATCCCCATTACTTAAATTGGTCCAACCATTTTTATCAATATGTGTGATATCTACCGTTCTCCAAGAACCATTATCTGTTTGGTCGGTTACATAAGCTGATTCGTAATATGCTTGATTTGCTTCTTGTCTAAATGTAATTATAGATTTGTTAGGAGTATTTGTTGATGATGTTAATTGGTTTAATAATGGTGCTACTCCCAACCCATCTAAATCTGTTTCACTTATATAAACTTCAGTAGCTGAAGCTGGGTCGGTAGCGTTAAATCTAAATTTACCCGAACCAGGGTCTGCTTCTGTTGTAGATGTAGAATACTCTATACGAAAACCAGTAGTTGAAACACCATCAGCACCATCTAAACCATCACTACCTTGTTTTGATTTTGCCAAAGACATTGTTTTGTTTAGTGTAACACTTGCGGATGTTGCGGTTATGATAACTGAACCACTATCATGGACCATTGATGTAATTGTTACGGTATTATCCGATATTGATGAACTTACACTCGTTGTACTTGCTCTACTGAATGAATAATCAGTTGTAACATCAGTTACACCTTGAAATACAATCATATCAGTTTCACCACCACTAAATGATGAAATAGTACCATTAACATCAGATGGGAATGTATGTGATTCGTTGGTTAGAAATACGGTTAGTGCATCAGTACCATCACTACCAGCAGCACCATCAGTACCATCCGAACCCGCAGCACCATCAGCACCACCCTCTACTTTAAATATTTTTAAACTATCTTCTAATGAATCTTTTGATACTTCAATTGTTAAAGGTAGTTTTGTTTTATCACCACCAACAGTTCCACTAAAGGTTATTGAACCACTTACTTGTCCCGTACCATCTGTTACATTTGCCACAAATGTTGGGTCTGATAATATGTTACCACCAGCATCTTTGATTGTTATATCACCACCATCTACAGTACCACTTAGGTTTTGTTGGTTAACGATAACTAAAATATCGTTATCTTCAGGATTTGAAGAAGAGGCAGATGGGAATGCGAATATTTGTGAATCTGAAGTAAGTGATAATAGTTTTGCATCCGAACCAGCTAATCCCGCAGTACCCTGCTTTGATTTAGCAAGTGACATTGTTTTAGATAATGATACACTAGCGGATTCTGCCGTTATGATAACCGAACCGCTATCATGTCCCATTGATGTAATAGTAACAGTATTATCACTTATAGATGAACTAACCGATGTTGCTGAAGTTCTACTAAATGTATATGAGTTTGTTTTATCCGTTACACCTTCAAATACAATCATATCAGTTTCTGCGCCAGAAAAAGATACCACAGTTCCATCGTTTTGAGAAGGTAAAGTATGGGATTCATTTGTAAGGAAAGCAGTTACTGCATCTTGTCCTTCTGCCCCATCAGCACCACCCTCTACTTTAAATATTGTTACGGAATCCGTTAGTGAATCATTAGTACAAGAAATAGTTAATGGTAAACTACTCTTAGCCCCATTTAAACCACCACTACTAAATCCACCAGTAAATGATACACTACCACTTACGATACCACTTTTTTGATTTGCTGGTCCACCTACACTATTATTATCAAATGAGAAGTTTGTAACTGAATTACTATCAGCGGTTGTGATTGTAATATCAGATGATTGAATTGTATCGTTTAGATTCTGTTGTGAAAATGAGAATGTAATACTACCTGGTGTTGCTGAGTTATCTGTTGAATCATCAAATGCGAATATTTGAGAATCAACACTCGCTACCAATGTTTTTGCGTTATCACCATTTACACCTGGAGTTCCATCAGAACCATCATCACCCTGTCTAGTTACACCAATTGACATTATTTTAGATAATGATACCGAACCACTAGCAGCAGTAATCGTAATACTACCACTATGTGGTGTTGTTGTAGATGTTATAGTAAATTCATTTGATGAAGAGGTTGCCGTTATATGTGATGGTGAACTTTCAGTAAATGTATAAGCTGAAGTTTTATCTGTAATACCCTCAAATACTTTCATTTGAGTATCAGCACCTGCATATGATTGAATTACGCCTGATGAACTTAATGGAAGAGTATGAGCTTCATTAGTAAGGAATGCCGTTACGGCATCTTGACCTGGCCTAATACCAAATAACGTTAACGTATCGGTTGATTCAGGCGTTCCACCACTTGAACCTGTATATGCTCTTACTTCATAACTTACAGGAGAAGTTGCCGTTGGTTTTTCTAATGTAGTATCTACACTAAATGTGTTTGTAGTACTTCTACTTCCTTGAATAGCGGAATCTTTATAAAATTCATAATACACATCACCTGTAAAGTTTTGTGGTGTTGCCGTTAGTGTTATTGTTTGACCAGATGGGTCTTCGTTCCCATCTGCATCAAATGTAATAACATATGTATCAGCTGATAAGTCCACTATTCTTGCAACTGAACTGCTTGATGCATTATCAATAGCTTCTGATACCGAAGTACCATCTGCAAAGTTTAGTTGTCCAACGATTGTTAGTGTAGATGTTGAAGGATTCCAAGATAATTTATTACCTAACGAAAAAAATGAACCTGAATCTACATAGAATCCTGTATTAGAATTATTCCACGTTCCACTTCCAGCGAATAGTTTATCATCTACTAATTTTAACCCACCAATTGATGCTGATACGAATCTTGCGAAACCATCTGCTTTTATAGATGATGATGCATTTGCTTCAGTAGATTGTACCCCATTAATTGTAGCAGGAGTTCTAATGTTATTAGCAGTTACGTCTGCTTCTATAATAGCATCTGCTCCAATAACTAATAGGTCATTTTTAGGGTCTAAGTGAAATATAGATGAACTAATTTCAATATTACCATCTGAACCACTTATATATTGTTCGGTTAGATTACCAATAAAGAACTTATCGGTTTTAACATCTAAAATACCACCATTTGCTGTTGAGAATACAAGGTGTCTAGCATCGTTATCTCCAACGAGCTGCATACCAACACCTAATAATTGGTCTTCACCAAATACAAGATTATCCGAACCACTATAGATTACGAATCCACCTGGTGCTTTTCCTAAAGATGCCGATGTAATACCGCTATATCCAACGGAACGAATGAATCCACTAGGAGCCCCACCAATCTCAATACCAGTTCCTAATGTATTAGATATAAAAATAGAACCAGTAATTAAGTTATCCTCTCCACCAATATAAACTTGCTCACCATCAAATATAAATGGTTCTGATAATATCGTTTCTGTTTTTGATATACTACCCTCAGCGTTTAAGTATAGTAACTTTAATATCTTAGGGTCATTTAAGTTTTTAGATGGAATCGGTACTTTTATATCAACCGATGAACTATAAGGTATTTGTACTTCATTTAAGAATTCAAAGTCACCTGATAATCCTTGCGATTTTGCTAATATTTTTATTTTATCTACAACACCAGTTATAGGGTCTATGTTACTAAGTTGTAAGTTTACAAAATTTCTTTTGTTTTGTGTTAATACATTAGAACCACTCTGAATATATTGTATTATGTAATTTGCTTCAGATATTGATTCATATGTATGTGTTAAATCTTCTCTATTATCAAATGATGTAGTAAAGTTTGTTAATGGTTTTAGTGTGGTTGCATTTAATATAGAACCGATTGATGAACGAAAGAATGTAGAACTCCGAGGTCCTTCTATGTTAGTTATGGGTGTTGCTGGTTCTGTAAATTCATATAGGGTTATATCACCATCAATCATTTCAGAATTAAGTGTGCTAGAATCTGTAATTTGGATTATAGGTGTTTCCCCACTAAATATATATCTAGCCTTACCAGTCTGAGTGGTTTTTGCTAGTGTAATTCGATTTTCTCGAGGAGAGAAAATGGTTTCTTGAGATTGGTTCTGGTAAAATTCTATACTTTGGGAAACTATAACGTTTGGAACATTATTCGTATTGAATATAATCTCTGAAGAGTTATTCCTATTTCTATCTACATTTAATGTAGTCTGCCATTTAACGTTTATCTTACCCCTCTGATTAGGTGGTAGTGGATTTCCGTTTAAATCAACATTAGCAGTACCCAATAGTGTAATAGTAGCTTCACCATTTGCGGTGTTATCACTACCCTTATCGTTATAAATCCATATAGATATTACTCTACTTTTATCATTCTCTAAATAATCAGGAATTTCAAAATAGATAGGTTCTCCGTTAGAATCTCTAACATCGACGTATATCTGTGTACCATCTACCAAATTGGTTGGATGAGCAGTAATTCTTAATAAGTTTTTACCTTGTTGTAAAACCTGCGGAACATCTGAAACTCTGAAGTACTTATTTGAAAGTTGTGTTGTGTCAACGATGAACGTTTGTACATCCTTTAAGTTTTCTGTTTCTTTAAACCTATATTCTAAAGACATTCATTTCTCCTACTATTTCTACTTTATATATAAGTATCAAAAATACACTTATAACTATAAATATCTAATTGATGAAAATCCACCTAATTTTGTGATATCTATTATTTGGTCAACCATATCCCTAGTTTTATCTATATGTGAAATCGTAACTATGAAATCAAATTGATTCTTTAGATAATCAAATAATAAATATAGAGAATTAAAGTTATCCGTATCTAAAGAACCAAATCCTTCATCAATTGCAATAAAGTTTGGACGTGGTAGGTTTGATACATTTACCAACGCAGTTCTGATTGCTACGGATGAAATAAACTTCTCCATTCCACTTGTCAACTCTAATGGCCAAAACTCATCTGTTCCATATGCTATATATGAGTTTATGTTTTTACCATCTGTATTTAAAATTATTTGAAAATCCACAATTGGTTGTAATATGTTATTTATTTCTACTTCTAATTTAGGAAGTATTTCTGAGATTAGTTGATATGGTATTCCATCTCTTCTAACACATTGTAAATAATATTCATATCCTTCATATTTCTGCTCCATCATCTCTAACTTATCGATAGAATCATTTACAGTTTGAATCACATTCTCTGAGATTCTAATATCACCAACTACATTAGTTATTTCGTTATGTAAGACTGACATATCAGTTTCTAAATTATTTAAAGATTCCTTTACTATATCAATATGTTGTTGTATCTTTATATTATGCTTTACTGATGCTTCTTGTTCAAAGGATTTATTTATATTATCTTCAGTTGAAACTAATTTGCTTTTTAACTCTGATAATTCTAAGTTACAAGACTTGCTAGTCAGTTCTAACTTTTCTATTTGATTTTTTAAAGTATCACATTCATCTTTTAAATTCTTAACAGTTACCAACGCATCTCTAACATCATACTTATACATTTCAGATTTCAAATCAACAATTTCGTTGGTTAATCTCTTTGATGTTAATGCCATCTTTTCAATATCTTCTGATAATGTTTTTGATTTTCTAGCGAATGGTGTGTTTTTATTCTTTACACAATGTTCACAATTATCATCAAATGATAATGAACCAATACCATCTAAATGTTCTTTCTTATGTTCAATATTGGTATTCAAACTATCTAACGATAATGTTATCTCTTCTAACCGATTAACGTATGCTTGGTACTTTAAATGGTTTTCTTGTAACTTAGGTAAATCATATGTTGAATAGTTAGATTCACATTCTTCTAAAGAATCTTTGAATGATTCTAAATTATTAACATAACCAGCACACTCATTTGATTTATCTGAAATTTGTTTTTTAAGTTTATGTTTAAGTTCCTTTAACGAATCAATATCTATTATTGTATCATCTACAGTTTTTAAATCAGATACTAAACTATCCTTTCGTTCTCTTAAACCACTTTGAGTATCTTTAAATTTAGATAACTCATTTTTTTGTTTGATTAGTACCTTTTCATTCTTTTGTAAATCTTCCTTTGCCTCTACCAACTTATCAGTAAAGTTTTGATTTTTATAATCTTTTAGTAAAGCGCTTAACTCTCTAATCTCATCATTAGCTATCTGATACAATTCCTCAAATACATTCATATCTAAGAATTGAGCAAGTAGTTCTTTCTTTTCTCTTTGTGATTTCTCAATGAACCCCCCACTATTAGACTGGTTAGACATTGCTGTAAGAATAAAATCATCATACGAACCAACATACTGTCTAATTATAGAGTTTGTATCTCTACGTTCTTCACCATTTAATGAATGTTCTACTCCATCTACAATACAATAAAAGTTTACATCAACCTTTACAGTTCCTCTTTTTGGTGATTTCTTACCAACTCTTTCTATAAAGTAATCAACACCATTAATCTCAAAGTTGAATTTACAATCAAATTTAGATTTAGAATAGTTTAATACATCCAATGCTTTATTTGTACGAGAACATCTATCAAATAAACAAAACGATAGTGCATCCCATAGTGATGATTTACCACTAGCGTTTGGAGCGAAGATTCCGTAAGCACCTTTCATTTGTGAGAAATCAATTATGTTGTTTGTACCATATGAAAACATATTAGAAAACTCAAATGTTTTTGGTTTCCATATAATATTCTTCATACCCTTCACACTACCCAATTTGTTGTTTATATCTTGGTTAATGTTTCGTATAACTTCCATTTGTTCATCATCAATTATATACTTATCTGATAGGAATGATTCTAACATTTGATTTTGGAATCCAATATCTCTAACGTTTTGTAATGTAATATCAGAACCACCATTAGAATCATTTGTATCAGATAATACCTTTTGAATTGTTAATTCCTGCACTTTCCTACCCGTCTTAACCTCTGATATGATTTTCTTCAGTTGTGATTGTGATGTATCCTTAACTCTAATTCTCATACGAGGTTTGTTAGGGATGGTTGGATTACCAATCACCTTACCATCTTCTACATCTATAGTTACATACCCATAATCGTTATGAATTGGAACGAACTCGGATTCTTTTGTATCAACATCCCAAACTAATATCCCATGCTCAGGGTATTTAGCTTCAGCATGATTCTGCATAATTGTAGAACCACAATACTTAATCGTACCCTCATCATTTAATGATTGATTTGGTACGTGGATATCTCCCAATAGAACTAAATCGTAACCATCGAATGAATCTACCTTTACGTTTTTATTCTCTAATTGGAATCCGTATTCTGTTTTTACCTTATCGACAGGAGCATGATATAGTGCAATCTTATAATTACCATGCACCTCTTCAGATGGTATAATCTCTTTTGATTCTCCAAAAACCGATGAGTGTGAAAAGGAAATTCCACCCATCTTCCAAACTCCATCATCTTTCAGATAATGTAGATTTGAATGGTTTATTGCATTTACGATTGGTGATAACGCATCCAATCGAGATGGATTGTTTAGGTTAGCATCGTGATTACCTGGTATCAGAATAGTTGGTAACATATCCGATAACGATTTTAGAAATGTTTGAGTCATCTCTATAACTTCAGGAGTCATATCTGTTTTTGCATGAACAATATCCCCACAAAGAACAATAACACTATCATCAGTTTTTGTGGTTTTTATGTACTCATAAAGGTTTTCGAATACTTCTCTATACTCTTTATGTCTTTTTAAATTTCTGATATGTACATCAGCTATGTGGTAAATCTTTTTGATTGTACCATCATACTTAATTCGTTTTGATTTTCTCATACACCTAATAACTTATACTCCATTAACTTTCTTAGTGAAAGTAATTCAGTATTTTTTATTTTTTCATTAATAGTTTTAAAACCCATATCTGATGGGTCTGAATCTTTTAGTTCAACGATGTGAACACCCACTCCATTATTCATAAGGGATTCTGCGAATCGGAGTGAGTTCTTAAAAGCATCTGAATCTAATGCTAGATATACACTTTTAACACCCTTACTAATTATTTTCTTTTGTAGTTCCGATTGTGGTGATTTACCAAACAATGGGATACTATTCATTCTAACTGCGATTGCATCAAATACTCCCTCACATATTACAATCGGTAAATCCCAATTAACAAACATCTCAAACCCTACCACATCTTTAGATACATCTGGATTCTTATGTTTAAATGCCGTATCATAAAAACTTCTTCCTACAAAATAATTTAACATACCATTTTCATTGTAAGATGGAACTATAATTTTATGTTTGTACATTCCTTCCTCACAATACCCTATTTGATACTTTAATACCTCTGCTGGTGTTACACCCCTTCTAGTCAAATAAGATAACGCATGCTTCCTTATGATGGATGTAGAAGGTTTCCACAATGGTATATATTCTTTTGGTAACTGAACTACTTTGGATTCTTCAGTAGTTGAATCCGTTCTGTATCTGTATTTTCTTTTAAATATAGAATTGTGTTCATCCCATACCTCTTTAGATACTTTAAGTTTTCTGAAAAGAGAACGGATTGATTTACCTTTCTCATCGGATATCCAACAATGCCAAGGGTTATCAGCATTTGAGTTTAACTTTATGTTTATCTCTAATTTAGGTTTATGATGATTCACAAACGGAGACCAAAACGCATAGTTATCGCCCGATGTTTTCTTAGCTTTACCTAAGACAGATTCCAGTAAAGAGAGTAGTCTTTCTTCCATATTGTTTTAAATATACAAAAAATATTTGAATTAACCAAAGAAATTAACTTTTTCTTTTTCGTTTATCCATTCAGTTGGGATTTCTTTTTTAGCCCATTTGAATCCGTTCTTATCACACCATTGTGCATAGGTGGTTTTAGAACCTTTGTATATTTTCCCATTGGGAGATTGTAGTACGAACCTTAAATCCATATCAGGATTCTGTTCTTTTATAAGTAAGTGTTTTTTTCTATCTTCGGGTAAGAACCATCCTTTTGATTCTATGAAGATATTGTTAGGCAATCTAAAATCGGGTTTGTAAGTATGATTAGTTGCTGGTATTGTGTATGATACTTCGTGTTGTTCGTACTCACCATCAATACCTTGTGATTTAAGTTGTTCATCTATGCGAGATTCTAACCCACTTTTGTGGCCTTTCATCTTTTGGATGTGAGACCAATTTCCTTTTTTATTCATAACTATTTTTTATTATTTAGTGTAGGTATTATTCATACCCTTATTACGTTTTGTATCAAAGGTATTTACATTTTATATAGTAGATGGTTGATAATCACCTTGTATTAATATATCAGGTCTATCTAACTTACCCCAAACAAATTTACTATTACCTTGCTTATCCTTAACTTCAGTAACTGTAGCTGTTTTACCACTCATTAAAGAACCAGTGCTAGGTGCTCCGAAAGCCCCATCTAAATCTAATCTAACTTTTACTGTGATATCAACATCATCTCTGTTTTGAATTGCTGAGGCTAGTTTACCGATTGCTATCAAATCACCATTTGGATTGTATAATCCAAGTGTTGTAAAATAGTTTTTAAAGTTAGAACCCGTAACAAATGATTTCAATACCGAACTTTCCGAATTATTATTTTTTTTCAACGTTGGGTTTTGTGATACATTAAATTCATTTGCACCAACCTCACACAATATATTAAGTTCATGTAAAGTTTTAGATGATTTGTATTTTGTTAACCAACCATATTCCGAAGAATTTGATACATTATCATTTTCATTAACAACCTCATCACCATAATCCCAAGCTCCACTCTGCCCAGTCCAAACATATCTGTATTTTGGTCTTGGGTCTGATACTACCATTATCCCATGATTGTAAAACACTTCACCAACAATATCTGTTTGATATGCTGAACCTGTTATATAATCATTGTTTGCTAACGATTTTATTTCATTAGTCGATAATGATTTATTGTAAATACGGAGTTCATCTAATGAACCACTTAAAGTAGTATGTGATGATACTACATCTTCTGCAAAACCATCGGTTAGAGTTCTACTACCTAACACAATATCATTTTTGTTTGATATACCACGTAATGTTATAACTTCGTTACTACCACTTGTAGGTAATTCATCAGTACTTTCTTTAACACCATCTACCCACAATTCTAAAGTTTTACCAACCTTATTGAAACAAATATGATGCGCTTCCGTATCATTTATTGTAGTTGTTGATATTGCTTCTACAGTAGTAATTCCATTTGATAGAGATATACTAACCTTACCTCTATCTGCCATTGCGGCTGTTTGGTTCAATACTTCTATATTGAATGGGTAATGAGGTGATAGTATATTTCTTCTTCTTAAAACGTGTTTTAATTTTTTATCCTGCCCATAATCTTTATAAGTCCCCCTCTTAGATACCAATGTATTTGTTGTTGAGGATGTATCGGATTGTGTAGATGGTAATTGGGCCCAAACTGATATTGAGTAATCTGTTGTTGAGAAAAAGTCGTATTGGGGTTTGTGGTCTATTCTGATATATGAATCTGTTCCATCAAAATTAACCATAGTTCCTGATGGTAATACTGAATCACCAGTTGTTTTTATACCAGGAATATAGTTTAATTCCCTACCAGCACCATTATTTATGTATCCACTTCTATCTTCTATTGTATAATCGGTTTTAACGTATTTTGGAACTACCTCATCATTAAATCCCCAATAACCAACTAAGTTACCAAATGGAACATATGAGCTAGTATCTAACCCAGTATCGTATAAGTGTCCGTGATATTCATCAGCTTTTCTATCTTTTATAATTGCTGATTCACAATTCGATGAAGTCATAGAAGTATCAACAATCTCTACACTCCCAAACTTAACACCATCACCTAATCTGTTTTGTGGTATTGAGAATATAGATGCTGTTGCGTATAAGTATCTTTCAACTTTAGGTCTATGTTTAAAAAACATTTGATTAAGACCTGACCAAACAACCTTCTGATGTTTGGATTTAAGAAAAGATGTAGTGTTAGAAGATTCGTTATCTAATTGGTCTGTTTCTCTGTAAGCGGGTAGTGATATTGATTCCGAAACATTTATCTTTTCACCATATTGTGGGGATATACCTTTTATTACCGAAATTAATCTTGAATCACTTCGATGATTAATATCAGTAACTACCCAACGTTTGTGAGTATTGAATGGTCTTAATTGTATGCCACCCCCATTGATAGGTTTGTAAGCTGTTGCCATGCGGTTTCATTATCGTTCTTAAAATATTATTTAAAAGTCTAACTTAACTTTAACCAATACTTCATTTGAAAATGATTTTAAAATTGGTTTAGATAACTTAGCCACTGCTAATAGTTCCTGCGTACTATTGTATAATCCAACAGTCGTAATATACGATTTAGGGTTGTTTGCAAATGTTGGTTGTTTAAATGCCCCATTTGAACCAGTTACAAATGATGGATTATTTGAAAAGTTATACTCACCATTCTTAGCTCTTACGAAGTAGAATGTTGATTGTACTCTTTCTTCGTTTCTTGCCGCAAATCCGTTATTTGCGTTAATTGCTGCTGCGCCTGAGATTGATGTGAATAATCTAAATGCGTTATCACCATTTGTGTTTGTTGTTTGAATAGTACCAAAATTCAATTCCGATGTATCTAACTTATCACCATTCAGTACAATAACACCCTGCTCAGGATATACTGAACCATATTCTGTAGTACTATAAGCTCCAGCTGAGATGGAACCTGAAACTAAACTATATACTCTACCAATTTGTGTTGCTGCTTGTTGGGTATCTCCACTATTATCAATTAATGATATAACATCATTTGAACTATCTACAGAAGCAGTCGCGTTACCATCAAGTTTAGCTAAATGAAGTTCAAAGTTACCAGGATCAAGTCTATCTTTTAATCTAGCTCTATTGAGGTTGATTGCGTAAATATGCTCAGTTGATGTACTATTGAACTTAAATATTCTCTGATTATCAGGAAGTAAGATTTGTGCGTACTGAGAATAGATAGCGTTTGATGGTGAATCTTCATCAGTACCTAATGAACCACTACCTTGATTGTGTCCATATGTTACTGAAAATTGCGATTCGGATGTTGAATCTGTTGAGATTCCATCAAAAATTTCATAATAGTATTGTTTCTGAGTAGATGATTGTGCTGATGATGTATGGAATGTAGTTAACGTTCCTACGTTACCACTCCATAAACCTCTAGTTACTTTTTCTACACCGCCTTCTACTACATCACCTACTTTTAATGCTGTGTAAACTCGCTTTGATGTATTAAACGAACCTGCTGGTAAAATTGCCATATCTTTTTCCTATTTCTTTATAATGTTGAATCTAATGTATTACCTACTGAAATATCAGGATTGTTAGTTACAGTTAAATCAATTTCTGTTCTGCCACCTGTTTCATTTCCAATACAGAATATTTTTGTTGAAATATCTGTGTTATCTGCTAATACTTTAGTATTAATTGTAAATGATGAATTTGTACTGATAGTCATACTTCTTCTATCTTCATTAGCACCAACTGCATCTGTGTTGTTTGCTATACCACTACCATCACCAATTATAGATGCTGCATCTGAATTCAATAACGTTACCGTATAACCTAATGTATCATTACCACCATTCTTAGTAGTTAATGTTACGGTTTGTGTTTGTCCACCTTCTTCTAAACTAATTGAGCTTGGGTTAGAATTAATAATTGGGATTCTAATTGTGTTCTTAGGAAGTGTTAACAACTTATATCTTAATGAGTAGTTCTCATCAGTTACTGCCTCTACTATAGGCATGTTTTCAATTATGATTCCATAATAGTCTGAACCTAACGGATGTGCTGGATTCCATAGTTCGTAATCTACTTCATCATCTGCCAATGCGAATTGACTGATTACAAAGAAATCCCTACCTTTTGCTAATAACTCTCGACCTTTCTTAGTTAAAATAGCGTCTACTGTTATTGATGAATTATCTAAATATCCCATAAATTTACCTTTTTACAATTTGTTTTCTTATAATAAATATTAAAAAAAAAGTTTTTACACTAACTTTTAATATTTTTGATTAGTATTGTTTGTTTCTATCCTCTTTATCGTACTTCACACATAAATCTTCTTCGGCACTATTATTACTCATAGACTTCCGTAATACTTCTAAAATATCTCGCTTTTCATCATAATTTTCGAATGGTGATTTTTGAGATGGTTTAATAAGTATATCAGTTTCTTTAGTTGCCGATTGTGAATCAAAATCAGATTCATCACTTTCAACAATATCTCTGTGGGGAATGATTGTCCTTCCCAAACGTATTTCCATTTCTCTCATTTCTTTAATGGTTCTCTGAACTTTGTTAAAACCATCTAACTCAGGATTTCTTTGTTTCTTCTCCTGTTGTTCTATAATTATCTCTTCTTCTAAAAAAGTTGAAACATTTTCTTCTGTTTTAGTGTTTGTAACCAATTTAATTTCTTTTTGCTTTCGTATCTTTTCTTCTTCAACACGCTTAATCATGTTTTCTTTTAACTTTTGTTTTTTAATAAGTATCTCTTCAGCCTTACGCTTAGCTTCTTCTTTTACCTCTTCAACATCAGCATCTTTGATGTTTTTTTCACCAACGATATCAGTATATTTTTCTTTAAGATATATTTCGAAATCAATTTTCATTTGTTTCAATTCTTCTCTGAACATATCTCTTCTAGCTATCTCATCTTTAAAAGCTTCTTCAATCTTTTGAAATCTTTCATCTTCAATTTTTCTACGTTCAATATCTTCAATATAAATTCTACGTGCATCTTCTTCGTTGTAATCTTTAACATCTAATACTGGGTCTGATAATATTTCCGTTTCTTTGGGATTTACTATAGAATCTATAATGTTCTTAACGTTACCATCAGCGATTGGTGATGGTTTTACTAAATTAATTAAATCCTCTTCACTCTTCTTATCATCTTTAGTGATTAGTATGTTATCCTTTAAAGGTTTACCTGTTTTTACTAATAACTCAGGTTCTTTTATTATCTTACTAATTTTAGTAGATTCATCAACAGGTCTTTTTGGGTTTTTAATCAATGGTCTAGATATACGCTCGGCCATTCTATCTTCGATTAATCTGTTTAACCGATTACCTGTATCTCTTATGTTTCTTCTTCTTGCCATATCTTATCTCGTATTAAAAGGGTGAGCCATTTTTTATATCAAATTCTTTTCTTCTGAGTATTTCTGCTTCACGACGTAGTAATTCTTTTTTATATCTTAAATCAAACTCAGCTGCTCTAGCATCTTCAATATCAATCATTTTTTCAATCTTACGTCTGAACTCTCTGAGTTCTCTTCTGTATTCTTGCAAACGTTTCCAATATAAATCATCGTTGATTACTAAATCATCAGTATCTAATGTTCCCACATCTCTAGCAGTTCCAGATATAACATCTAAGTTTCCTTCTTCTGAGGTTTGTGATGTGTTTATTAACACATTAGGGTCTGCTTTGAATATTTCAATAACAGGTTTTCCATCAGGTGTATCAGGTGAATTTGTTGTTAACGATTCAGATGACATCTTACATCCCAAGTATCTTAAATTTTCCAAAGATAGAGGTAATTCATCTGTTGAAACTGATGCTGGGACTAATGAAGATGAACTACTTAATCTCAATGATGCTGATAATGCTGTGTCATAAAAGTATACACTTTTAAGTGCATATTTAGATGGAGTCCCATTAAGAGCCGATGTGCCTGTTGCATTGTAATTCCAACTACCATTAGAACCAGTATTCCAATTTAAACCATATCCAACATCAGAACCTAAATTGTAAACAGGTATTATATATTTGTATTTTGAACCAACATACATATCTCTAATTTTTGGATTGCCCAATTCTTCTATATCATCTTTTTGAGATGTTATGATAAGCATCTTATTTAAATCTACAGAATCACCTTCATATAATATATTATCAGCTGATAGGTTGAATAACGATTCGGTTATTGTTGTTTCGTATCCAAGTTCTTCTGCTGATAAATTGTATAAGTTCGTAATTTGAGTTTCGAATAAATGTTTAGATGCAGTTATAGGTCTATCCATTGTAGGAATATGTGCATCATACATTGGCCTAGTCTGAGTTACTTGGGTTAATGATTTAACCTTAGGTCTTTCTAAGATATGTGGTTCAATTAAGATACCTGAATTGTAATCAACTCTAGCTGGCATCGTTTGTCTGATTTGTTCGAATACCGACATATCGTATTTAGCAAGAATATCAATTGTATTATTTATTAAATTTTTGTTTGAGTATTTTTTAAACACTTGTCTACGAATATAATCTAGTTGTTCGTTTTGTTCGGTATATCCAATCCTATTATCAGGATCTCCTATTAAATCATCTATTTCGAAATAACCTGTATGGTTTATGATATCATCATTATACATTTTAGTAGCGGCTAAATAAACACCCACCACATTTGAATCAACTGGTGCTGAATCGTATTGGGATTTTTCAACTTTATTTTCAGTATTCAGAATGGCAGTTAATGTATTATCTTCAACTCTAACTTTATTGTTCATAATATTGTTAGCCCCAGCTGATGGTACTTTTGTGTAGTACTCTTCAGTTACACCAATTAAATCATCGTTTTCAAAATTAAATAATGATGCTGATAATATAGAACCATTCTGAGTAGTTGATACTTGTTGATTTGGGTGTTGTGATGCATGTGAATCAGGATCGTTAATTGTTTTTAAATTAGAATCTGGTAAAAATCTAAACTTTAAATCAAAGTAAGATGCTGTCATACTATTACCATGATACGATTCTCTAGATAATGTATGTTCATCAATTACTATATCTTTTAATGGATTAGCCCAATATCTTATTTCTTGAATCGAACCACTCATATTATTTGTATCCGCCCATAATGATGGTGCACCACTAATTGTACCAAATGGCTTACCAAACTCTACAGTTCCACTACCAGTCCAAGCAGCGTTGTATGATGATTCCGTAGCACCATCGATGGATATACTTGCGGATTCACTTACTACAATTCTATCTTTCTTTGCTCTACGATATTGTAGTTTATATGTATTATCTGATGTAATATCATCAACTGATTTTTCTCTTTCCACTACCAATGTACTCATTTTTGAATCAAACAATGGTACATCTAAAATTGATGCTGATTTGTATCCACCACTACCACTTAGATAAAAGTGAATGTTACCTTTATTATAATCTGAAATTATTGATGTTGATTCATATATTACTGCAAACTGATTTCCTTTTTTAAGAATAGCAGTATCTCTATTAAGATTCTGTTGAACTTGAATTTCTATTACATCAATCGGATTAGGGTCGTTTATCTTATATGTTGAAGGGTGTATATCCGTAACCTTATCCCAAGGAACTGTGATGTGGTTATCATTATCCATTCTTAAATGGTAAACGAATCTATCATGTTCCCAATATTGCCTTACATCATTTTCAATTATAGGTCCACCATATTCTCTAATTGATAAGAATGTTTGTGGAATACCATATGTAGCAATTAATGCTTTAACGGCTCTAGCTGAACCTTTTGTTTTTAGAAGATATGGTATGTTGTTTACAATTCTTCTCCATACTTCATTATTAATTTGTTCGTGTGATTTAGATGGAAGTGAACCACTATTAGGTACATTACCAAATTTATCAGTCCCCAATCCAAATTCCCATAAGTGCGATGTATCTTTTCCATGTGTTAGTTTCCAACCCATAGATTTTGCTACATCATAAAGAAGTTCGTTTGGCATACCATCATATGGGTGCTCTTCTCTTTCATTGATAGATGTTAATGCATTAATATAAGACCAAGTTATATCAAAGTGGTGTCCAATCATATCTACGAATAAAACATATTCTTTATTTAACGGGTCCTCAACAATTGCGGCTGGAACTATTTTTGTTAATCGTGCATCGTTAAGTGCATCGAATATACTAGCTGAATCAATCAACCCATTATAAGCACTTATTGCTTCTGATGAAGTTACACTATAATTTACATTTGGATATGTACTTTGTTTAGGCCAAGGTTCTAATGGGTAATTAGAAGAACTATAGTGTGTGTATAACGAACCTGTTGATTCTGTGTACATCCAACGTTCCCATCCATCAAATCCACTTACAACACCATCACGTCTACTAATTGATTGTGATATGTTTGTTAATGCTTCAGAACCACTTACATCTTCTAATGTTTTAATTCTAGAGTTAAATGATTCTATTAACTCTAATTTATATTTTAAGTTGTTTACACGCTCAACAGCTGATGAGTATTTTACAAAGTTACCAAAGTAAGTGTAATCTAAATTAAGATTTACACTACCAAATGAACCACTAATATATTTATCAATTATCTGTTGTGATGTTGATAGATTGGTATCTAATAAATCATTCCAACTTTTTAAATCAGTACCTTGAGATTTGCCATAGTTACCCGAATCAATCTTAAAGTTTGGTGATGAGAAATTTGGCTGGTCTTCCGGCTTATCAAATTCATATAATAAAACTCTCTCTATATATGATGCTATCAAAAATTTATCAATAGTACAATCAAATGGTGATAGTCCATCTTTTAATGGTTTGTATAACTTTACAATTACATTTGTAATTTTACGTGTATCTATTTCAGGATTATAAAACCTAACTGTTGTTTTTTTATCTATTCTTGAGTTCTGAGTTTTCCTAAGATAATTCACTTTAGGTTCTAAGTTGTAGAATTGTGCTCCAGTGGGTATAAAATAATATCTTGATTCATCAACCGGCTCACCATCATTTCCTACTTCATTAGTAAAAAAGATTGGGTCACCATCAGAATCTGATTGTTGAACCCAGCTAGCCGTACCACTACTTACATCTAACGTAAATTTAGCACTACGACCTGTTGTGGTAAATACTTTGTTATTGGTTACAGGTGCTCCATTAGATAACTTTTCTTTATAAAATTCAATCCAATGGTCTCCATCATTGGCTGGTGAAAAGAATGTATCTGAACCTCCAAATGTACTACTCGGATGAAGTATGGTTTGTTCAACATAACCTATTTTTGGATTGTTAGCAAAACTAACATCGGTTATGATTGATATTTCATTATTACCAAAATTCAATCCAATGTTTGGCATCTTAGTATCTTCGCTTGGCTGTACATTGAGTTGATTGAATAACTCTACTAAACGAGTCCTACCAGATGTGTTTTCTATTTGTAGTTCTACTTCGGTTGAATCGGAGTTTATGTTTATCACCTTCATTGTAGGTGATATTGATTTTAGAAAGTTATTAACAATACTATAATATCCTGATTCAAGTCCGGCTAATCTAACATCTCTTTCAGGATGTAGTAAGAAATTTATCTTTTGGGGTTCATCATCTTTTACATTATTACTCCAATTCAATACAGTATTATCAAGCGATTTAACCAACTTATCAGCAGAGTAGATATGGGATTCCATTCGTGAACCATTCTCTACAATATTTAAATATAAATCTGATTTCTCTAAATTAGCATGGTCTGCTAAGTCATACACCTGCACTCTCTCAACAGGTACTTTACCTGATACTAATAAATCTTTATTTTGGAATCTATCTATTGCCATATCTTATTACCTTGAATTAATCGGGTCTATCCGGTTCTACATACTGATTTTCATTTACCACACTTGAATTAGTAACCACATCTGCCCCATCTGTATCCGGCCATGACTGCATATCCGCATTTGGTTCTAATACTTTTACTTCAAATATAGATTTATCACCATATATAAAGTTTAATGGGTTTTCAGAACCAGTTTTACTTCTGATTTCCCATCTATCACCAACTTGCATTCCACTGTTATTTACTCTAAAAGTCAAATTGTGCATTGGGTATCGAGGCCCATTAGCAGAACTCCAAAGTCCACCTACTTGTTTTGCTGACCAAGATGGTGTGTTCGGTGTTCTTCTAAGATGAATATCCACATATTGGTATATTTCAGTATATTGGTTATCATTACCCTGTTTCATCCCAACAGTTGCACTAAGTTGTATATCACGCCCCGAATCTATAAGTTCTTGTGTAATTATGTACCCACCATCTTGAAGTGGTGGTCCATATACTGCTAAATCCCAAGGTATTTCTTTAAAACCTTTCCACTTAACATACCCATCAGTAGCTACTTCGACAGCTTCATCGTCCCAAGGACTGTAATCTATACCACTAAAGTGTGTGTTTTTATAACCTATACCCGCTACATCTCTCCAAGATGGAGCAGATGGTGTTAACTCATATCTACCACTAAACACATCATCAAATCCTTCTTCTTCAATAACTGATTTGATAGAAACACCCTGTACATATAAATCTTGCTCATTGATTGGGGTTTGGCTAATTATCTCTGGAGATACATCTGGTTGTGTTTCAAATAGTTCATTTGATAACATATCCAATGTACGTCTATATACAGCCATATCATATCCTTCATAGACTGCTGGTATTTTGTTAGTACCATAATCCTTATCAGAATCTTCTTCTAATGCATATGAAACAATTTGTTTAGAACTATTTCGTTTTATAGGTCTAAGGTTAACTGCTTCCTGCTCTACTGTTGTATTGGATACTTTGTTTGTTGCCGCCATTATCTTACCACTTTAAATATGAACCCATCGAAATATTGGTTGTTACCACTTCTATCAACTCTAAATTCGAATTGATAAAATCTTTCAGGTTGTAATGTATTAAATCTAAAATCAAAGAAGTTTCCAGTTGAATCACAACTAACCTTTGTGTAAGTTGTATCGAATGGAATCAATACTAAATTTGTTTCTACATCTCTAACCTGGTAATAAGTAGTTGCGGGTAGATATTTAATTTGGTTATATGGTGCTGAGTTCGTGAAACTTCTTTGAGGATATGTTTCTCTACCAACAACTCTTAATTTAGATGTTGATAATTCTTTATATTCGGTTTTGAGATTCTTCATATATAATGTAATATCATCTGCCGTTAGTTCTGTAAGTGAACCTGTTACGAATGATGAATCATCCCACTTAGCTTCTAATGTAGGAACATATATCGTATGAGTATTATTTGAGAAGAATTTAGATGAACCATACTTTATAGTATTAGATTCTTCTGAAGTATTTCTTTTAATTAAGAATCCATCATTTGGTCTAGAACCAGATAAGATATCTGTTACATAGTTTGTAACATCTATATTTAGGTTGGTATTATATTTACTAAATGTTTGTGAGTACTTTGTGTTATTAATAGATGCGGTGTACCAAGTAGAACCTCCTGAATTCTTGCTCCAACCTGCTTCTGATATAGCGGCTGTTGGTATACTACCCGAATATGTTATTTTAAAATCATCCAATGAACCACTTTGTGAAAGTGATGATGAGTTGAAATATGTATATGCAAATATATAGTTTCCACTCTTTACAGGTTCAAATGATATGGATTGTGTTGCCGGTGCATAGTAAGATGATGTAAGATTTGATACTACTGTTCTCATATTTAAACCATCAGAATCATATATTGTAAAATCTATTTGATTAAAATCGCCTGGAGTTATAGAGGATGATATCTGATAATTAATACCTTTTTGAAGTTCTACTGAGTATTGTGCATCTGCCCCACCTTCACTAGCATATAAATTTAATTTAGATTCTGAAGCAAACATTCTTACATTTGAATCTTCAGTATGGTTAACTCTGTTTCTTAATTTAAAATTACCTTCATTCTGAGTAAAGGTATCCCATACTATTAAATTACCTGATTTTTGATAAACATAAACCTCATCAAATGAACCAGTTGTTGTAGTACCATCACCACTTCCATCAAAGAATGTGAATTGTAATTGATGTACCCCATCAGCGGTTGATTGTAAATCAAATGATTGTGTTGATGATGCAGTTATAGCACCTACCATACCACTATAATCACCTTCCGTTTTAAGAACCCCATTAGGGTCTAAAATTCTAAATGCAATATCATCAAATGATTCAGGGTCTATTTGAAATTGTACACCATAGTTAATACCATTTTGTAGGTATGCTGGAAATACTAATGTAGTTCCTGCGAAGTTAGATGCTGATATAATTAATCTATTATTTTCAACTGATGCGAATGGACTATTACCATTAAAATCGTTAATTGATTGTGTTAAAAATGCAGAACCACTTCCTTCTGAAAATCCTTCGTATAATACGACTCCTTTTTCTGGTACTGTTCCTACATCTTCACCATTAAAGACTTGAGTTTCACCTACATTCCATAATAGATTACCTTCACGACGTTCCCAAGAACTACCATCGGAATTAGATGGTGTATCGTGATACTGACCCATACCCTCAGACCAACTTTGTGATACAGGGTAAACTTCCAATTTATATTCAGATAGTACTTCAGTTTCACTAACTGATGTTAAGTTTAGTTGATACTTTGCAGTTGATGGTATTTCGTTTGATGATACTGATTTGGATATTTCAGTTAAATCGAATTTAGATAATATTCTAGTATTACCCACAAACAATCCATCTTCATAAACTTTACTAACCTCTAAGAGTTCATCTAACCCTGTGTTTTGTGCTTTACGAGTCGTTGATTCATAAATCGTAGTATCTTTTTGTCCGTATATTCTGTAAATCATAGTGTTTTCCTCTTTAGAAAGATTGTGTTATAACCTGTCCTCTAATATCTGTGTTTGGGAATTTCACTTCAAATATCGATGGGTCTTTAGGTGGGAATATAATACCCCCTTTAGTTGCGTTAAGTATGCTATATTTATTCGGTGAGTAATTTCCGTTAAACTTATTAACTACTTGTAAACCACCCTTACCTTGTTTATCAGGTCTAACTACAGTTTGTACACCATCTACTTTATCAATCTCAACATACAATTTAGATAAATTAATCGGTTCATTAATTCTCCAATTATCTACATCAAAATAACTCTTTAATCTATCAATAGCTCTTAGTAAAACTTCGTTAGAGTTAAACTCAGGCAGAACTATAATTTCAAAGTTAATACCAATGTTTACTATATGTGCATCTTTTATATTTACAGCATCAGTTAACAATCTGTGATATGATATATAATTTTTTAAGTTATATTTAGTTGCTTCATTCAATGGTGTTAAGTTCTTTTCGTTATTATATCCACAAGTATACAAATTCAATGCTAATGGATTTGGAATCTCAGTATTGATATACTGACCATCTAGTTTGGATTGTTCTAACTGATAATCTTGAACTAAGTATGCTTTAGCTACTGAACCGAATTGTGGTGGAAGTGCGTAACATCTCATTACATAATCTTCTCTAGTCACAGTTCTATTTTGTGCCGCAAAGAATGCCATAGCATTCTGTCTAATTTCTTCTTGAGATTCTGTAGTTTTACCACCCACTGCTGCGTTTGGATTTGAACATGCTATTGATTGTTTACAAAATTTAACTAAATTATTATTTAGATTTATTTCATTTTTAAATGTAACTGATTTTGATATAATATCAACTAAATCATTTGAAGGAACATTATCACCAATACCATTACCTATTAAGTAAGTAACAGTTAATGTTGTATTCTGAGGTGCTACCCCATATGTTTTAGTGTATAAGAAATTAGATGGGTCTAATGCTGAATCTAAGTTCTGATGTTCTGTATAAAGTGCTGAACCTACATTATCAGGATTAGGAATTATTTCCTCATCTGCATTTGATGATATACCAGCACCAAATCGAATAACCATAATTCCATCATCTTCAAAGTTTGTAATATATCTTTTAGGTACTCTTTTTAATTCTAATAAATAAGGAGTATCACCACTATACTTATGTAGGTATGTTGAATTATCTTCGTTATTATCTATTTGTTCAAATACAGTATCTTGTGCTAAGTAAGGAACTCTAGTCCAAGTATCACCATCCGAATCGGTTATGTTTTTTACTCTTATTAAGTTTTCTTCTTCAATCTTAATCTTATCATATATTTTAGCAGCTCCAAAAGTAAAAGTTTTGGTTTTCTCTTTTCCACTTGTAGCTTTAACTTGTTTCTTTAGTAAGTAGTAAACAGGTAGGTTTGTATTCTCATCTATCTGATATACTGAAACTTCTGTTGGGTCGAATGATGATGAAAACGCAAAATCAATTGATGATACTGTTGTAAACTCTACATTAGAATATTCACTTGAACCAATAACCATACCTTGATTTACTGTCATAGCATAATCAAAATTAGGTCTTACATTATCACCAACACCAGTCGATGGTATTAGTTGAAACACATCCATTGTTACGGATGCTGGAATAATGTTTTTAGGTTTATATCCTAATGAATTTACAATATTAAATAAGTTTGAGTTCTCTTCAGCCGTACTTAATAATGATTCTCTTAATTGTGTATCTGTATAGAATGATAACACATCACCTACATATGATGCCATTTCCATAAACATCATACCTGGAGATGATTCGTTAAAATCGTTGTAAGTGTTTGGGAAGTAATTTTTAGAAAACTCAATTAAGTTTTTTCTAAACTCACCAAAATCTCTACCGATTAACGATACATCCTTTTGTACTAAATCTGATTTCTTTTTATTTGCCATATCTTAAACCTATTCTATTATGGTCCCAGCTGAGTCAACAAATAATATTATTTGCTGATTTGCACCTTGCTCAGTAACCCTAAATCTTAATTGAATTCTTACAAAATTTCTATCGGGTTCTGTTTCAATATCTATCTTATCAATAACTATATAGGGTAACCAAAATTTGATATCTTCTGAGAGTGTTTCTGAAATTCTTTCATTTATATTTAAATTTATATTTTCAAATAACTGAGAATACACATCCGAACCAAATGTTGGTTGGAAGGGTCTCTCACCTTTTCTAGTTAATAATAGATTCTTTAAATTAGATATCGCCTGTTCTTCGGTCGTATATGATAAACTAAATAACCCATTCGGTTTTCCAAATGGTAGTTTAACACCAACAGCAACATCCTTTTTAAAATCTATAGGATTGTAGAAAAATCGTTTTCTCTCTTTAGCCATCACTATCTACCCCTCTTCTTATCAATCGCTTTCATCAATTGAGAATAGTCTTTTGTTATAGCCCCCATTACGTTTGCTACTTCTTGATTGTTAGTATCAACAGGTCTACCATCTATATCAGTTATTGGTGCTACTGAAGTAGAACCACCCTGCATAAATGATTGAGCTTGATTAGATGAGAATTCAGTATGATTCAGAGTTCTCCACTCCCCACTATCAGCTACCTCATTTAACATATCGTTTAACATTGGATTTTTCATAAAGGTTTTCTTTTCAGTTTTTCTCTCAGAAGCTTCTGCAAGAATTTCTGATAGATTGATATCTAACGGGTCTTTCTCAACTCTCACCTTTTTAGATTTTACTTCTCTAATGATGGGTTTTTGAGATTTCTTAACCTCAGATAAGATAGGTTTGAGTTCTTCTCTAACTACCTTTCTTACTACTAATTCCAATAATTGTGCTAATTCTTTTGCTTTCATAATTGTGTACTTTATATATAAATATTAAAAACTTTCTTTTTACACCATTCCTACCCAAGGTTGTGGTGAAGGAAATGGTGGGAGTGGTGTTGCTGGTGAACCTGGAAATACTAATTCAGTATGTAATCCACCAACAGTCGTTAAATGATTCGTAAATGCAGTTACTAATTTAGTTGCAAATGGAATTCCATATGGGATTTTTTGCGGGCCATCTGAGAATGCTGATAACAAATCGTTTTGTAACGCTGGAATAATCCCTCCATTATTTATGATATGTGATATTGGAGCGGGTACGCCAGCTGTTGCTGTTGATAATCCCATATTGACTGGGTGAAATGGTGTTGGGGACATTGTGGTTGATAACCAATATGTTGATGTTGCGTTAGCCCAATCAGAAAAGTGAGGTAACTTTGGGTTACCTTCAGATTCCTTTATATCATTTAACGTTTTCATTATAGCCATTTTAATTGGAGCGTATGGTGCTTGTACCAATGGTAGGTTTGCATGGAGTGATGTCGTAGCTAGCTTTACTGCTTTATGATATTCCGATGCTATCTTCTCAGCAGTTTCCTCATGAGTCTTTCCTTCTGTGGATGAATTAAGGTAACCACCTACTGCTGGTATGAATGCGGACCAAAGTGCGGGCATATTATTGTTTCATTTTTTTAATATCACTAAGTATAGAGGCAACTTTTCCAGCATTTGTAGCCGGGCCTGTAGGTCCAACTCCAGTTGCATAAGTTGAAGCTGCTGAGGTTAAATCCTTTAACTCACTAGCTAACTTCTCTATCAAAGTAAATAGTTTATCCATTTCCATCTGCCATCCGGGTGTTGCATTTATAATATCTTTTTTAGCAGCTATTATAACATTTTCACTTCTAGCATTGAGAAATATTCTATCTGAATTCATTAGTATAGATGGCTTGGAATATTGTCCAGGTACATCTGCACCACCCAACCCATTCTGAGCTGGATTGAGTTTTATCTTTTGTGATGAACCTAACCATATAGATGAAAGGTCATCATTAACATCTTCTATGATAAATTTATTGTAAGAACCACCACTCTTTCTACCATTTGATATAATTGTAATTGGGTCGTTGTCTGTAGATGCACTCCAAGATGGTGTTTGAGTTGTATCACTACCATTTGGAGTATATCCAAATCTTAGGGAATGTCCAAACCTACCTTCCATTAATACATCTCCAATAAATGGTTGTAGTGAACCTACATCATCTCTTTCAGAAAACCCCTTACCTAATTTAGATGAAGAACCACCCCCACTAATAACTGGAACACCTGCAGCGGCTGCCGCATATGTACCAGCTGCAGCTGTTGTATTAAGTAATGTTTTAGATGCTGGTAGTGCGTTGTTGTGGGGATTCTTTTGTACACTTATGGGATTTAAGTAGTAGTAATCTGTATTAGAATTTCTTTTGGTGGGTTTTGATTCACCTGAAGTACCTAATATTAATATAACGGATTCACCTATTAATGGAATTCGTCTTACAGACATATCAAATGGATACGCTTTTATTTGTTGGTTTGGATTAGATTGATTAAAGCATTGGATTTGGTACACTTCATTTACATCAGTATCTTTTAATATTATCTTTTGTACAGTACCAACTGTTATAGCTCCTGAACCTGGCATTATTCTTCCCCCTCTTCGGTTTGTAATGTTTCGATAGTTTTATCTATCGCTTCAGCATTTGAGATTAATTGTTTCTTTTCTTCTTCACTTAATCCAAATCCGCCATCATCACCTGAGTTAGCATCCTTCATCATTCTTTGAACGATTGCAGCTAACTTTACTATTTGGTCATCATTTCGGATTGATACATCCATATACTCTTTTATCAAAGGAACAATTACAGTGGCATCACTTAGGTTTTTAACCAATGGTTCTAACTGAGCAATAAGAAGTTTTAATTGTCTATCCTTCTTTTTTGAATTGTTGTAAACATCAGACATAATATCAGCAAATGTTTTTCCTTTAAATAATTCCGTATCTTTATCCATTTTTATCCTTTAATTTGTAAGTCACTGCTAACTGACCGTTTTTGTTATACTCTCTATACAATTCTACATAAATTAATTTTAATTTACCTACTACCTTAGTTATATATTGAGTATGAACTCCTGTTCGTTCTCTAATAAGTATGTAGAGTGCCTTCTTATTGTACGAATATAAATCATATCTGTTTTTAAATAATTCATTTATGGAATCTGCAATTGCCCTATCCCTATCCTTTAAGAATATTGTATATAGGTGATAATCTATATATTTTGTAAAATGGTCAATAAAATCGGCTTTAGCTTCTTTGTTGTTTTGGTCAACAATCTCATTTACAATGTTACGAGAACTATCAATATACTTAACTTCTGTTTTAGATTTCATTCTAGCATAGTTGGCATTGTTCTCATTAAATAAATAATTTCTAGCTACTACTGTAAAATAAGAAAAAGCCCTACCATTCTCCCCATTGAATTTATGAATCTTTTCATTTAGGAAAGCCACCACATTTGCTTTTACATCCTCATAAGGTACATCAAAGTAATATGTTTTGTAGGTATGGATTACATTCTCAGATAACTTATCAAA